TTGATACCGTCAACATAAGTTGAAACGCCCGAATACTCGCAAGTGATGATCGTGTTTGTCATATTGCTAACTCCCTAGAAGTTGTTTTCTTCACTGTATGTAGCTATTATAGCAGGTTTGGGTAAGAAGTCAAGCCTTTCTTTAAATCTTTTTAAACTGGTTTATTAATCAAAAAAGTTACCAGGCTGGCATACAAATTCATTCTTACCAGCATCGGCCCACGCCATGGGATGTAAATCCAATTTGTCAATCACTTGACGATTGCACATTTCCATCGCTTTGCCAATAGACTCAGCAGTGAACTCGTAAATGTCCTTCTTTACGTAAAATTTGACTGTAATCATATTCTTGCTCCTGTGTTTTGATTTACTATAATGCTATTATAGCAGGTTTGGGCGAGAAGTCAAGCCTTTGGGTGAAAATAGATTCCGTTAAGAATCAATGACTTACAACTTCTTCTTGTACAATTGTAGTCATTTTGATCAGTTTTACTGCTTTTCTGCCAGCTTCTACTTTTTCTTCGTAGTACTGTTGGGCGAATGTTTCGTTTTGAAACGATGAAACTTTGTTAGTTGAGTATCGCACGATCCACTTAACTTCAGTCTTTATGATGCTTGTCATCTTTTATTCCCCCTTTGATTGACTATAAAACTATTATAGCAGGTTTGGGTAAGAAGTCAAGCCTTTGGCTAAATTATTTTATATAATAAAATCAATAACTTAGAGTTTCTTGGTATTACCGTTAATCCTGCCCTGTCTCCAACCTTCAGGAATTACTTCATTTTTTCGGATTTTTTTATTCTCTAGGTCATTTGTAATCCAAATAGTACCATATTGTGAATTTTTAGTTCCTACTTGGTGATTTATCTTATCGTAGGTTTCTTTTCTCTTTCTATTTGATTCCGGGGATGCTGCTTGTATTGTCGCTAACCGTTGTAATTCTTTATTAACTGCAAAACATGTATCGGTTCTTTTTCCAAAAAAGAAATTGTCCTCTCCATAGCGGGGTTGCCATTTTGGATGATTTCTCGGTAAGGTCGCGCTATTATACTTTAATCCATTTTCTCGGCGAATATTTATATATGCATCGTCTTTACTGCGATTGATATAGTCAAAGCCACCGAATCCGCCTTTCTTCAGATTATAAGTATTAGCTTCAGCTAAAAAATCTTCATTTACCAATTCAGCTTCTTTTGCATACATTTCTTCTGGGTTATTAAATACATAGAGAATTTCTTTTTCAAAATTTTCTATTCCATGTTTTTCTATCGCTCTTAGTAAGTATTTACCTGAGCCCATATAATTATCGTCAAGATTTCGAGTCTTATGTGACCCAATATATACCGTGCCATTAATCTTGTTTGTTATCTTGTATATCGTATAGAACATACTATCATCCTTATTGTATGTTATATTTATACTGGTTCGATTCCGACCTTATGTATTTAACTATATACTACTTAAATGGTACACGGGAAGGGATTTGAACCCTCAAGGCTTGCGCCGACAGATTTTAAGTCTGTTGTGTATACCGTTCCACCACCCGTGCATTAAATCTTTAACTTATGTGTTTATTATACATTATTACTATCTATTGTCAATCCTTTCGTCAAAATAATTTCTTTAACAAAATCAACAACTTACAGATAGTCATCATCATCTAAATTTTTTATGACTGCCCATACTAACATTAGTGCAGCGAATCCTACGTAGAAAAGTACTTCCATAATCTTTGTGCCCCGTGCGAGAATTGAACTCGCTTATCTTGGTTTTAGAAGCCTGATAGCTGCCTTGACAGGACGTTAAACTGCCACAGCAATATCAAAATTAAAATTGCTACTTACTTTGTTGATAGAGTGTATAGTAACAGTATTGTTGTAAGGAATCAAGTACTGATTTGCCCTTATATAAGCTTCTTCAGTACTAGACGCCCAAGTGTCGTACATTTTTTTACTACCATTATCCATAACAGTAATTGTAAATTTATACATGCTATTACCTATCTCTGTAATTGTCAATGCCGCATCTAGTGCAACGCCAGAATACTACTTGATGACCATCTTTACATCGCATAACTGTATCTATCACTTTGTCATGGCCAATGCAAGCACAAATCATTTTACCAAAAAAGAAATTAATTATTTTCATAGTATCCAGTCCTTTGAATGATATATTTATTCAAAGATGCTTGTTTCTAACTTTCATCATGTTGTTTAACGCAGCAGCACAGTAAAAGGTAGTGTTTTTTCTAAAAATCGTATCATTTAACTTAAATGACTTTAAAACTATATCGCCGTTACAACTGTTTCTAGAAGTTCTTATGTAACCTAATTCTTCTAACTGATTGCGTAATTTCGCAAACTCTGGATGATCTTTTGCTCCATAACTTCTCCACGAAATATTGCCATTAACTAAAATATCAACCAACTGTTCATTGGTTAGTTCTTTAGTAGTGTCATGCTTATATCCAACATAATTGTTTGGAACATCGGTTAAGTATTCTTTAAGTATTGTAAATTCACGCATAATAATTGGTGCAGGCTATCGGACTCGAACCGATATATAACAGCTTAGGACGCTGCTGCCTCTCCATTAGACTACACCTGCAAGAAAAAGTAGCCAAGTTTCCCTGGCTACTTGTTGTTTTATACCAAGTCGTATCTTGGGCTCATAACAGTTTGAAGCATGATCGCTTCAGGTGTCATGTTGCTCAAGTCTGCTGCCAATACCGACTTAACGATAGTTGGGCTGAATCCTGATACTAATGCTACACCACGCTGATCAAACTTTACTGGCACATTAGCATGAGCACTGATGTTCCAGAATACTACTGCTGGAACAGTGTAACCAGCAGCTTCAAAGTTACGCTTGATGCTCTGCATAGCAGAATCGTCAAATGATCCGCACTGATCAAACTGCATGTCCGACAACACTAGTAAAGCCCTTGGCATTTCTTGATCACTAACATTACCTTTCTTAGCCACATCCAACACTTTCTTGAATGCTGCGATAACGTTAGTACCCATTTCCCAATTAGACTTTTCCATCTGCTCAGCTTTCTGAATTACGTTACCTTTCAGGTTCAGCAATTCTGGATTGCTAGAGAATGTTGCGAACACATCCTTAAACATGCCCTTGTTCTTGTCAGCCAAGTACAGACCCAAACTTACAGCAACATCAATACAACGTACTGAAGACTTGCTTTTTGGTCCGCCTGCTAAACATGACATAGAGCCTGAAACGTCTACCATAGGCAGAATGTTTGCGTCTCCAACAAAGTTAGGCAATGCTTCCCACTGTGCTACAATGAAATCACGATCAGTCTGAGTGAGAGTTTTAGCTCCCCAACCCTGCATGATTACGCTTTTCAGTACATCGTAAGGGTACACTGCACCAGCATTAACTTTTACAGACTTATCGCCTGAAGCCAACTTTGCTACATACTCTTTAAACTTTTCTGAGTTCTTGTGGAACGCAGTACGGTAACGAGCAGAAGCCAGTGAAGGCAGTTTGCTGAAATCAATGTTATCCCAATCACGGGCACACATTTTAGTTTCAACTACGTTGGTCAAGCCAACTAGTGTCTTACGGTAAGTCTTTGGAGTCATTTCCAAAAACTTACGAAGGTCAGCCGCTACCGCACCTTTACGAGGACACCATTTTGCGGCTAGACCGTTACCGTCAGTGATAGCTTGTTTAATCAAACCAAATGCCTGAGCTTTTAGTACTGGATCAGTAAACACAAACAGGTCATCCCAACGTCCCAATTCAGGTACTTTGCGAATCAACAGACTAGCTGCTTCACGATCAGTTTTTTCCAGATACACTAGGATATCACGGAAAATCTGTCTTTCCCCTGCACCTTCACGGACGTCCCGCACCCACTGTGCTATGCGCAAGGCAAGTTCTTTGTTTTCTACAAAGGCTGCTGTAAAGTCACGAGTAATATCCTTACCACGGCTTGCACCGATCTTGTAGAAAAGCGATACTACTGAATTACCAGTATCCTTGTACGCTTTCATACCATTTTCAGTTCTTGCTTCTT